GAGGAGGAAAAACAAAAGAAACATACGGTTTCTTAATTTTCCAGGAGCAAATTGCATTACTGGCTCACAAGCTAGGCAAAGACATTAGTTTGGATGAGGGCAACACTCTTCGTAAACTTTTTACAAAAAAGGGAACTGGAAAAACACAGGAACATAAGACCGAGATCAAACTTAAGTTTGTTGCAGGTTGTCTTGAAAAGGGACTGACAGAAGACTGGGCAGAAAAGATGTGGCAAAAGTTTGAGTTCTTTTCAGGGTATGGTTTTAACAAATCTCATGCAGTATCTTATTCGATTATTTCTTATCAGTGTGCTTGGTTGTTCAATTATTATCCAGCAGAATGGGTTGCGGCGTTCTTAGACAAAGAACCGGAATCTAGAAAAGAAAAAGCAATCAATCTGGCAAAGAAGTTTGGCTTTGAAATTCAACCGGTTAATATTAACACTTCTGGTGTGGTTTGGGAGATTGCTGAAGATGATAAAACATTGATTCAGCCGTTAACTTCTTTAAAGGGTTTGGGAGAAAAAGCGATTAATCAAATAATGGACAATCGCCCTTTTAACATTATAGAAGAACTTTTGTTTAATGAAAACATCATTTATTCCAAGTTAAATAAAAAGGCGCTTGATGTTTTGGCAAGAAGTGGCGCCCTTAATAAACTAGTTGATGAAAGGTTTTCCGGACTTAAACATTTTTGGTCTGCTGTGGTCGTGAGTAGGCCAAAGAACCTTAAGAAGTTTAAAGAAAATATTGAACTTTATACACCAGAGGGCGACTTTTCTAGTGAAGAAATGGTAGATAATTTGGTATCATTAACTGGTGTGTTTCCGATGAATTTACTTTTAAATGATGATGTGCTGAATCAGTTAGAAGAACATTGTATTCCGCCTCTAGGGGAGTGGGATAACGATTTGGGAGTCGCTTGGTTTGTACCCAGAGAGATTATCACAAAGAAAACTAAAAATGGCAATTCTTATTGGATTTTGAGAGTTGTTGATGACACTTCAACGGTTAATAGTATTAAATGTTGGGGAGTCAACGCAAAGAAAGATAAGGTATACATAAATCAGCCCTATGTGGCTCGATTAGAGTATAGCAAAACTTGGGGATTTAGTACAAGATCAATTAAGAAAAGTTTTAGACGTTTACAATAAACAAGGAGAGATTATGAAATATAAAGATGTAAAGCCGATTGAAAGTCGCTACAACCAATATGGGTTTAAAGGAGTTAAAAGAAATGCAGATTGCAAAAAGCAATATGTTGCTGTGTGTGGCCAGAGACTACTTGGCCGTTTTCACACACCTTATGAGGCTGGACAAGCATATGCTTGGGAGGCTCAAAACGCAGTCGCACGACTGCGGGAGCATATGCAATCGGATAAACAGCAAAAGCTTGATTTTAACAAAACTGTTGACACTGACCCCACAAAGATTGTTGAGGAAAGGTTTTTAGCACTTTTGAAAAACAATCAAGAGATTAACTTTTCTACGCGAGAGGTGATTGATGAGGTTTTTGACCTTAGACCGTCACAGCGCCGCCAAATGTTAAAAGAGAATAATAGAATTCCGTTTAATGGGAAAGGATATTCTTATGGTATGTTGGACATGCTATTTAAAAGGTGGGCATCTCAAAATTCGGGCGTCGGGATGAGCAAGAATCGGGGCATAAACTATTATTATTGGCACGAAACGAACGAAGATCGTGCGCTAACGCTCATTGGTAACGAATACGGCGAATTCAATTCATCACCCTCTAGCATTGAGGAGTTGCAAGATTGCATAAAAGTTCATTATGCTGGTGGAGATTTTGGATTTAAGGTTTCTTTAGAAGAAAATAAGGTCGTCGGTTTTAAAGTTGGGTTGAAGTCTTTTAACTGGGAGGCATAGAGGTGAATCTTAAAGTTTATAAAATTCGTCCTGAAGCAAAATTGCCTGTACGGGCATATCAATCTGATGCTGGGATGGATTTGTTTTATTGTCCAAATAAAGAGCCCAGGGATGTAATAAGTTCAGAGGGTTTTCCACTGTTACCAAGAGAATCAAAGCTTGTTCCCACTGGAATAAAAATCGAAGTGCCGTATGGTCACATGCTGGAGATTAAAAACAAATCTGGTATCGCATATAAACGTCAATTAATTACAGGGGCTTGTGTGGTTGATTCTGGTTACAATGGCGAAATTTACGTTAATCTTCATAACATTGGCTTAAGCACACAATACATCAAGGAGGGCGATAAAATAGCACAAGCAGTGTTGATTCCTATTGTGCATTGCGGAATTGAAGAAGTGCTTGAAGATAATTTAAACAGAAACATGTTACGAGGTGCCGGCGGCTTTGGCTCTACAGGAAATAGATAATGAGTTCATTCACAAGAAAGGTGCAGAGACAAAAGAAAAAAGACGCAGAAAAAGCTATGGCAACCCAAGTTACATTATTTGGCAAACTTCCTGATAAATGCTTGACATGTGAAGAATTGTTTGATAAAACTAATAAGGAGATGGTTACAACATGGAGTGTTGTGGTGCGTGAAAAAGAAGATGTAGTGCGTTTATATTGTCCAGCATGCTGGGACAAGGCTATTCAAATTGTTGACGACTTTAAGAAGCACATAGAGGAAAAGAATGAGTGATGATAATATAAATCACCCGAGACATTACAATATAAACTGGAAGGGCAAACAAGCCATCGAGACATATACATATATTCGTTCTTGGAAGATGGATTATCCAGAAAGTAATATTATCAAATATGTAACGAGACATCCTTACAAGGGACAGTCCCTTAAAGATTTAAAAAAGGCTCGATGGTATCTTGATAAGCTTATTGAAGAGGTAGAAGCAAACGAAAAGGAACAAAAGGTTGACACTCAGGGCTAGGTGGGGTATAATTGTACTATATGAAAGTCGGTGACTTGGTTAGATTCAACAAACGCGCAATGGATATGAAGGGCGAGTTTCCGAATGAGATGATGCTGATTTTAGAGACAACAGAGATTACATTGTTGGCTTTGAATTCTAGCACAGGGCTTATTCGGAGGCAGTATCAACATCTTGTGGAGGTTGTAAGTGAAAGTCGGTGATTTGATTAAACATTGTGGTAGTAAAAGAACTGCAATAATATTAGATATAAACATGTTGCAAATCAAGGGCAATCATGAGGCATATGCAAAGCTTTTATTTTCACATGAAACTTTTACGTCTCAAGCGCCCTTAAAGATTTTGCAAGATTGCTGGGAAGTTTTAAGTGAAGTCAGGTGACTTGGTGCGCGATAAATATGGCTCTATTGGAGTCATTTTGGAAATAAAAGAATTGAAAGATAACAAAATTTATAAAGTTTATTGGTCAACGGATGAAATAAAAGTTCAGTCTAACGAAGAAAAGATTGTCCTTTTAGATGGTTGGGAGGTTATAAGTGATAAGCAAGAATAAAGCTTTAACATATGATGATGTATTATTAGTGCCACAATATTCAGATATTGAAAGTAGAAAAGAAGTGGATATCAAAAATGATTTAGATGAGAGGATTTGTTTAAACCTTCCAGTCATTTCTTCCCCAATGGACACAGTGACAGAAGGGCATATGGTATCAGCAATGTATGCGGCTGGTGGTTTAGGGATTATCCATCGCTATAACACAATCAAAGAACAGTGTGAAATAGTTCGCAAAGTCTATGAAACTTTTATTTCACCCTTCGCCCGACAAATAGGAGGAGCAGTTGGAGTTACAGGTGATTATTTAAAAAGAGCAGTTAACTTGTTTGATGCAGGTGTAAATATTATTTGCATCGATGTTGCACACGGGCATCATGTGCTAGTAAAAAGAGCGATTGAATCAATCAGAGATGAGGTTGGGCCTTCAGTTCATATCATGGCTGGTAATATCGCAACACGAGAGGGTTTCGAGGACTTAGCAGATTGGGGCGCTGACAGTATAAGATGTAATGTTGGTGGTGGTTCTATTTGTTCTACTAGAGTTCAAACTGGACACGGTGTGCCTGGACTCCAAACAATTATGGACTGTGCCACAAGCGGCAGAGACACAAAAATTATTGCTGATGGGGGCATCAAGTCTAGTGGAGATATAGTAAAAGCACTGGCTGCCGGCGCCGATTTTGTAATGTTGGGTTCTATGTTGGCTAGCACTGAAGAATCTCCAGGCTTTATGGTTGTTGACAAAGTTGGAAATAAATCTAAAACTTATAGAGGCATGGCTAGCAAAGAGGCACAAATGAATTGGCGAGGTAAATACTCTTCCAATGAAGGGATCACAACAATGATTCCTTATAAGGGCTCCGTTGAAAATGTATTAGAAGAGATTAGAGCGGGCATAACATCTGGATTTTCATATTCAGGAGCAAGAAACATCAAAGAATTGCAAGCAAAGGCGCAATTCATTCGTCAAACTAGTGCCGGCTTATCAGAGAGTCATACACATATTCTAAGGACAAAATAAGTTGGATTATGGAAACACAGTAAAACAAATTTGTTTTGATAGTTTAGATAAGATTCATGCAGATTTAAAAATACGTTTACACTATGACGACATTAAAATAAGAGAATTCTTTAATGAGGTAGTAATCGCTTACATAGAAAAGAATGAGCATATGATGAATTTTATCGGAGAACTTAAAGATAAAAAGCAGATATCGAAGAGAAAAAGAAAAAAGATTAGTCGCGCAAATACAAAAGCAGAAGAGGTTAAGAGAAAGTTTGGTTTAGATGAGCATGAGATTGAGAATATATTTGACATAATAGAAAAGGAGTGGGGCGTATGAATGAATGTGCTAAAGAATGCATGTCAAGCAAAAAACAATGTGATAAGACAAGTTGTCGTTTATGGATTGATTATAAAAAGGATTTAAATTGTACGCTGGTTACTGTGCACAATAATAAAGGTCCGATGAGCTTAGAGGAAACTGCAAAACGCTTTGACCTCAGTATTGTAAGAATTAAACAAATACAAGACAAAGCCGTACAAAAATTGAAGAAAAATACTCCATTCTTGAAATGAAAGACTATTTAATATAGAAAAGCCTATTTTTTAAGGAGAGGTATAATGAGTGACAAGAAGAAACAACTTTTAAATGAATCAACGGTTCGCCGTTTTATGGGCCTTGCAGGTATTGGAGCATTGTCTAACAGTTTTGTTGATAGCAAACAACTTAATGAACAGGAAGAAGAACTAGAAGAGCAATTTCCGCCTGAAGATGTTGATGCTGGCCCTCCCGATGCTGGTGATATGGCTCCGCCGGCGGACGTTGATCTTGAAGGCGGGGATATGCCCGAAGAAGAGTCCGTAGAAGATGTTGATCTAAGCCACGAAGAGGCCGCAGTACTTGTTGGTCTTGGCAAAAAGCTGCAGGCAGAATTAGAGGGCGGCGAAGAGGGCGAATTGCCCCCTGAAGGCGAACTACCTCCTGAAGCAATGGGTCCACCTCCTGAAGCAATGGGTCCACCCCCAGCAGCACTAGCAGAGGCTCTTATTCAAGAACTTACAGCTCGTGTTTCTAAGCGCGTTAAGAAAGAGCATGTCGTTAATGAGGTAATGAAACGAGTTGCTAAGCGTCTCCAAGGAGCCTCCCGTGGGAAAAGACAAAAAAGACAAAAAAGATAAGAGAATAAGACTAAAACTTATTTCTCTTAAAGAAGACCGCACACGTTCAGCCATTGAAATGGCTGGAGAAGCGGCTGGAGAAGCGGCTGGAGACTCCTGGGTGGATTGGGCCGACCCGATTTCGTACCCGCCGGCGGAGGGCTGGCGGGACCGGGTGCCGGAGTCGAGATCGCCGGCGCGCCCACTGGCCACGAGTGCATGGCCCTCCACGGCCTGGGATCCTTGGGTCGACCCGCGGCCCGAAGGTACAACATCAGAAGCAGAAGAAGAAAGACGCCAGGAGGAACCGGAAAGTCGACTCTCCAGACTAGGAGCAGAGTCCGACGCGGGTTTCGACGACGAGGAGGACGACGACTACGACGACGAAGGCGACTACGACGATGACGACGACAGCGACGTCCGAGGACGGCGGTACGACGATGACGACGAGGGGCTCGTCTCCCACGAGGAGTTTATGTCAGGCCGCGACGGCGATGGGTCGTACCACGACCGTTTTAATGACGCGCGACAACAACCTGACGGAGAGCGCCGCAAAATAGTCCCGCGCGGCGATCCGTTCGCGACCGTGCGCCAACGACCTGAAGAACGAGAACGCGGTGGGGACCGCGGACGAGAAAGACAACGTAGAGAGCGACCTGAAGAGCGAGATCGCGGTGGGGACCGCGGACGAGAAAGACAACGTAGAGAGCGACCTGAAGAGCAAGAACGCGGTGGAGGCGGTCGAGAAAGACAACAACGAAGACAACCAGTGCGAGTACATCTAACGCGACAACGAAGACAACCAGTGCGAGTACATCTAACGCGACAACGAAGACAACCAGTGCGAGTACATCCAACGCGACAACGAAGACAACCAGTACGAAGAGGG